AACGTGTTCCCGTTCTCGAAGGATATTCAGACCATTTTTACGATGCTCCGGTTGATTTTATCGGAAACATCATGCCCGTTGGGTCTGAGTCCTACGCAAGAGGAAATGTTGCTATATATCGTGCATACGGCATTGATATAAGCGCATATGACGCACTGATTTTGATGAACCGTGGCGAACTGCCGATTACGGAATCTTCCCTCATATGGGAGTGGCACGAACCCAAAACTCGTATCACGGACGACTACTTCATCAGCGATACTGACCATGATGTTATATCCGATGAAGAGACTGACGGTGTTCAACCGAGTGCCGGAGATATGGAAGTCTGGGATGAAACTACGGCTGATTGGATCGTAAAGCGTGTCGCTTCTACTCAGAATATTACGCTGTACCTGTTGTCGAGGATGAACAGTAATGGCTAGTCGCAAAAAGGTATATCCGCTTTCCGTAGATGGAATAAACCGACTGGTAAATGACCTTGAGAACTACAAGAAGCAACTGCTTATCAAGGCAGAACGGCTTCTTCAAGAACTTGCTGACCGTGGTATCGCAACTGCCGATGAACGCATTGAGAATACCGATGGCGACTCTAACAAGAATGTTATTGTCAGGGTAAGCGATGTGTCCTATGTCGGAAATAATGTTGTTATGACGATTACTGCCGAGGGTGAGGACATACTGTTCATTGAGTTCGGAGCAGGTATCGCAAAGAACGGCGGCAAGAGTATGCTCGGCAAATCTCCGCATCCGTGGGGAGAAGAAATGGGATATGCCATAGGCAAATTCCCAAAAGGTCGGAAAGGATATTCGCTTGGTCGCTTTGATGCGTGGGTCACTCCGACAGGAGAAATCTCGGAAGGTACTAAGGCTTCTATGCCGATGCTCGGTGCTATGGAGACCATGTACAAAAGCGTAGACGATGCGTGTAGGAAGGTGTTCGGAAGATGAATGGTAATGAGTTATGGTTTGCGGAATTAAGCGGTCTGATTTTGACACACTTCAAGACCAGACTTAAAAAGCTGATTCCCGATGGCCAGTTTAAAAAACTTAAAATCACGAATAGCAATTCCGACATTGCTCCGACAGAACTTCCGGCTATATGGCTTGAGGAAGTGTCCTCTATGGAGACAGGCGAAAACCTGGACAACACTTCTATCAATGCTGTCATGGAGACAATTCAGGTCACGATTTATCACAACGGGCAAATGAAGGACGTAAAGAAGCTGATGAACGCTTCCGTCCTAGCTATGAAACAGATGCGGTTCGGTGCAGTAATGACACCGATTTATACTACAACGCATGAGATGAAAACTGGTGTCGCTCGATTCCGAAGAATTATCGGTGAAGGCGACTCCCTCTGATTTTTAAGGAGAACTAAAATATGGCACTTGCAGGTCTTTCTACTTTAGGTGTTAAGTTTGGTTACGGCTCAGGCGCAACGAAGCCGAACGCATTTACCGAACTTTCAAGAATCAATGCAATCGGTGGTCTCTCTCTTTCCCCGGAGTCTATTGACGCTTCTGCCCTCACAGACGAGGTAACACGCAGAATCGCAGGTAGAGCCGACACGGACGAGACAATTCCGATTACTGTAAACTGGACACCCGATACGCTTACGGAGTGGGAGGCTGTTCTTACCGCTTACGAAGGTCTTACGGGCAATGCTGAGATGTGGTTCACGGTCTACCATCCGAAGATGACAAAGGCATGGTTCTTCAAAGCAGAGCCGCCGAAGAAACTTCCGATGCCGGAGTTTGGTCAGAACTCTCTGCTTACTGTTGAGATTCCTCTTGTCGTTACAGAGTATGTAGGCATGGATACAGCAGTTGCGCCGACTGCCGGAGCATAATTCAATATCGCTATCAACTTTTAACATGGGGCAGGCTTCGGTCTGCCCCTTTCCTTTTATCTAAAGGTTTCTATGCACCTACAAGCATAGGGGAAAGGGAACTATGGCAAAGAAATCAACATTTTTCGTAATCAACGGACGTAAGTATAAGCCTATCGAACTCGACTTCAACGCTATCTGCGACATGGAAGATAACGGCATTTCTCTTGGTGACGTTCGCTCAAAACCGCAGTCCACGGCAAGGGCATATCTCGCTCTTTACTATAACGGAAACACTGATGTAGCCGGAAATGAGATTCAGCAGCATATCATCGGCGGCGGCACTCTTGATGGCCTTTTCGATGCTTTCCGTGAGAGTGTAGAAGACAGCGGTTTTTTTCAGGCGATCAACAAGGCAACAGCGGAGACTTCTTCGGAGAGCGAAGAACAGGGCGAAGAGACCAAAAACGAATAAGCGACTATGATACGTTCCGTGATTATGTCAGAGACCAATGGTTGATTCCTTGCCTTGCCCTTGACATGAGTGAGGATTTGTTCTGGACACTAAATCCTAAACGACTTCATCCGTATATCGAAGCTGACAAGATAAAGCAGGAGAAACGTGACACTGAAATGTGGCGCATGGGAATGTACGTGCAGAACGCAGTTGCGGTTGCGGTTGATAAAGTCCTGAATGGTCGCAAGTCTGTTCTTGAGTACATGGACAAGCCGATTCTTACTAAATACAAAGAATCGCAAGGCGAAGTCGAACTTACGGAAGAAGAACAGATGCGTCAGGTAGAAGCACTCTTTTTGTCGCTCGAAACCATGTCCACAAATTCCAAACTCGGCAAAAAGCATAAGGAGTCAGAACAATGCCCGACAACAACGGAAACTTAACAGATAAACTGTCAGTTGAGATTAGCGCAAGCGTTAATCCGGCGATAAAGGCGATTGACAGTTTACAGACAAAATTAAATCTACTTTCCGGCTCCTTGCAACACTTCACCGATGCCGGAAAATATAAGTCCGCTCTCGACAATATGGCAAGCGGATTTGAACGGCTGAGTGCGGTTGTTGGCTCGATTGATACTAGTGGTATTGCTTCAACTGCAAAAGCTATCGGTGCGATGGGCGGATCGTTTGAAAGAGTCGCTAAGTCTGCGCTTACTTTCCAACAGGCTCTTGGTGGTGTTGAAAAGACCCCAAAAACAGTGGCAGATGTTGTCGGTGAGCAGATGGTTCCCGTACTCGACAAGTTTGGTGTTACAGCAAAGAAAGACGTTGATTTGGTCATTAGCGAGTTCACCAAACTTGGCGAATCCGTCAGTCGTGGCGTATGGGACAAAGACCTTGATGAAAAGTTCGATAATGCTCAGAGGGCGTTACAGAGCGTTGCTACGGTTGCCAAAGAGACTACGCAGACTTATGCCGGACTGCTTGAATATATACGCTCATTCCCAAAGGCTTCTGTACATTTACCTCAAGAGGTTGTTGCGGAATATCCTGACAATGCGTGGCTCGGAAAAGCAAAAACGGCTGGTGGCAATATATTTACTACCAGTGGTGGTACTGATTTTTCTGTATTCTTGAGTGAACTTAATAGTCAGCTTGGCAACATTATACCCATGACCGGAAATGCCGCCGATGAATTTACTGCTCTCACTAACGCAATGCGAATTGCGAGGGATGAAGCGGAAGAACTCAAAAACGGTGGTGGTCGCATGGGTATTTCCATGCGTGAAGCCGGGGACGAAACGTATCAAGCGATGACCAATATCCAAGAAGCACTGAAGGGTCTTGACGGTTCTGAAACGGTTGAAAAACTTGTGAGTCCGTTCAATGATTTGAAGGGTGCTTTGCAGGAACTTAGCACGATAACGGTTCCTGATTTCAGTGGTCTAAATGCGCTCACTACTCTTGCCGGAAAAATCGGCAACGAAAAAGGTGCTTCTATCGGTGAGAATCTTGCACGGATCGTTGAGTCGTTACGTGGCATAAGCGGTGACGTTGTAATCCCCGATTTCTCAAGTCTGCAAGCACTCGGTGAGGGTATGCAGAAACTTGGTTTGAAATCTGCCACACAGGGCGCACAGAACATTCCGATAATCGCTAAAGCACTTACGGAACTTTCATTCGCTCAGATTCCTAGCGACTTCACATCGCTTGCCGGACTCGCAGAATCAATTCGTGCGCTTGGTCTATCGTCCGCACAGAAAGCCGCACAGAACATTCCGCAACTCGCTCAAGCACTGAACGACCTTATCACTTCACTCGCTGAGATGCCGGAAGTTTCCGATAAGACACTGAGACTTGTCGAAGCATTAGGTCAGCTTGACGGCGCGAACATGAAAGTGGCGAACTCCACTAATCATGTATCAAAGGGTCACAACGTAGCTAGTCAGGCAATACAGAAATTTACATCTCGTGTAAGTTCTGCATATAACAATTCGAACTTCCTTGCTGCGGCTTATAACAAGGTCAAAGATGGCGTAGGAAGTTTCACTCAGTCAATGGACAAGGCGACTTCTCATACACAGTCGCTTACAATGGTCATTGTAAAAGCCAGAACGCTCTTGTGGGGATTCCGAAGAATCTTCTCAATGTTCTCCGGCTCACTTGAACTTGCTTCTAGCTTAGTTGAAGTACAGAACGTCATTGACAACGTATTCACGGAGAACTATGCCGACAAGATTGAGGATATGTCGAAGTCCGTAAAGGATTCACTCGGTATGTCCGAACTTTCCTTTAAGCAGTACGCATCTCGCTATCAGGCTATGGGAAAGGCTATGGGAATCACTAACAGTCAGATGGTTTCCGCACAGGACAATCTTAAAGGTATGGGTGTTGCCTACGGTGAAACGAACGGCAATATGCAGGATATGTCGGTCAATCTGACACGGTTGGCGGCTGACCTTGCATCCTTCTACGACATTGACCAAAAGACAGCTTTCGAGAAATTACAGGCAGTTTATACTGGACAGACACGACCGTTAAATGTAGCGGCTTAACACAGCAATGTGTTTTGAAACTGTTGAAGAACGCAGGCAAAAGCGGTGTGAGTAACGAACAGTTACTTGCTAACGGCGAAGACCTAAGTTTATACGGAAGTATAAATAAGGCAATACCGTGCGGAGCCGATTTT